AATCTTTGCAGGGGGTTCAGGTTCAGGTAAGTCATTGTTCATGCAAAATTTATCTGTCAATTGGGTAGAGCAAGGCTTATCAGGTGTGTACATCACACTAGAGTTAAGTGAAGAACTATCAGCAATGCGTATTGATTCGATGTTGACTGATACTAAAACAAAAGAAGTGTTCAGAGACTTGGACAATGTTGAAATGAAAGTGAAGATGAAACAAAAAGCATCTGGTAATTTTCAAATTAAATATATGCCAGCACAGTCTACAGTTAATGATCTTAGAGCATTTACTAGAGAACTGCAAATACAAACAGGAAAGAAACTAGACTTTATGTGTGTTGACTATTTGGATTTGTTAATGCCTGTAAGTGCTAAAGTAAGTCCTAGTGACTTGTTTGTTAAAGACAAGTATGTCTCAGAAGAATTGCGTAACTTGGCAAAAGAATTGGATATAATCTTTGTAACTGCATCACAGTTAAACAGAAGTGCAGTAGAAGAAATCGAATTTGATCACAGTCATATCTCAGGTGGTATCAGTAAGATCAACACAGCAGATAATGTGTTCGGTATTTTTACATCACGCAGTATGAGAGAACGTGGTCAGTATCAGATTCAGTTAATGAAGACAAGATCAAGTGCTGGTGTAGGTCAGAAAGTTGAATTAGCATTCGATGTAGACACATTGCGTATTACAGATCCTAATATTAATGCCCCGGCGCAAAGTACAGGGCAACCTTCAGCACAATCAATCATGGATAAGTTTAAAACAACATCACAAGTAGGAGCAACAGATCGGGCAGTACATGAACAAGTTGATACACAACAAAAGAATGTAAGAGGAGATGTACAGAGTACTAAATTGAAGTCATTGTTGAACACATTAAAAGACAAATAATAACCGTTTTGGTCGTCTAAGACTAAATAGTAGCGAGGAAGTTAAACTTATGCAGAAGAAAACCAAAAGCCTTTTAGAAGAACTAGAAAATTTCGGTAGTAACCGAGATATACCGCATATTGTCGAGTCTCGTGGCAATAATATCATCACTAGTGCTGTAAACTTAATTGAGTATATACAACGTAACTACGATGACGCACAGGCTGACCAATTAGAAAAGAAACTGCTAAGTGCTATCCGAGGAAGAGACAAGAGTCGTTTTTCAAAGACGATTAAGAAATATCAAGGATAAGTAAATATGAAGTCAAATGATGTAATCGCAATCAAAGAAGGTGTTATCAGTGATATTGGTAACAAGATGTTTGGTGGCGGAAAGAAGGCTGACAAGAAAGGTAATTCGAATAGACAAGCCGCGCCTCAAATAGGAGATGGAGGAACCACTTCTACTAAGCGATTAGCAAAAAAACTTTTTGTACAAGATTTCGTGGCTGATGTAGTAAGTTCTCTCCAAGCAGGTATCAACTCCGGTCTTATTTTGCCTCCTAAGGCACATCATGCAGACAAAACACTAGATGAAGGCTACAACAAACTAGATACAGTTTTAGAAAATATTATCAAAGAGGCGCTTTTAACCGAATTGACAGTTAATTCAAACTACGGCAGAACTCTCTCAGACTTTATAAAAGATTGGCTTGGCCAATGGATGGTCGGTGTTGAGTACAGCAACAGTAAACCAGCATTGTACTCACTCATTGATTCAATAGAAAATACATATAATCAGTCAGCACCCGGAAAGCCCAATATCAGTAGGCCAATGCTTGCCCAATTAGCAGATGGTGCTTGGGCCGCATCCGCATCTTCTGGTATGCCTAAAGGCGCAAAAAATGCAGCCGGCGCAGGACAGATTGAAGCAGGACTTAATCCACAAGCGGCTGAAAAAGGACAACAAGCAGAGTATACCCCGACACCCAAATACGATTTTGTAGTTAAGACAGGTGCTGAACTAGGATCACCGACTAGTGGTGATAACAAACCAGATTCATTATGGCGTTATGACGGTAAGACTTGGATTCACTCATCTCCTAATAATCCGCAAGTAGGTAATAGAAACGCAACAGATGCAGAGATTGAGACATTAATGAATTATGTTAAACAGAATCCTGAATATCAAGCCGGCGTCGGTCAAGAAGAGTTGAAGTTATCCGGCGGAAGCAACGTTGCAGAATCTAAAACTAAATCAGCATTACGAGCAGAAAAACTTACAGAACTAGCTAAGAGGTAAAAATGAGCCTCTCTACATCTATGTCTGACACATTACGTCAGTTAGAAAAAATCAACTTAGTCGAAGCAAAAGGGCATTTAGATCATCCAGAAGATTTAGTGTTCTTGGATGATATTGCAGGTGCTAATAATGCAATCAAAGCAATCGAACAAACTATAGCACAACCTGGTACAATCACTATTAAATGGGACGGCTATCCTGCTCTCATCTTTGGAACCAACCAAGATGGTAGATTTTCTATCATGGATAAACACATGTTCAATAAGAAAGATGGTACAGGGAGACAAGTTTTTTCAGCAAAAGAATTTAGAGTATATGACAAGAACAGAGGTGTTGATAGAGGAGACTTGTATCAAATTATAGACAGCATTTGGGATGGACTAGAAAAAGCAGACAGAGGATCAGTAGGTTATTATTGGGGAGACTTGTTATTTGCTAGACCATTGCAAGACCAAGACGGTTACTATTCATTTAAAATGAATCCAAACGGAATAGCATACAAAGTTAAAGCAGATAGTGAAGTTGGACATATGTTAAGCGGTAAAACTGCAGGGATAGGAGTGCATACATTTATTCCTGCAAATGCAGTAACTACAGATGAGTCATCATCACTTGACGGAACGATTGGTAACTTACACAACAACAGTGATGTAGCAATTGTTCCTAGTAAAATGCCTCTCACACCCAAAATTAAAATGCCCGGTAAACTTAAAGCAGAAGCAGAAGCAGAAATTGCCAAATACGGTAACGATGTACGGCTTCTTATGCAGTCTGCGCCTCAAGCACGAAACGCATTTAATTCTTTATTCACTGTTTTTATTAATAAAAAGATTGTTTCAAAAAACTTATCAAACTTGTACAGTGATTTCATTCAGTTTATTGATCAACGGTCAATGACTGACTCTATGAGAACAAAAATCACTAATCACTTTAATGCACACAAAGAAGGTGTGATTGGAGCCTTTAAGATTTGGATAGCATTGTACAATCTCAAACAAAACGTTGTAGATCAATTAGATAAAGCCGCACAGTCTAGTCCTGTAAAAGGATACTTAGATGACGGAACTGAGACCCACGAAGGGTTCGTTGCTAATGGTCTTAAATTTGTTAATAGAATGGGCTTTTCTGCTCAAAATCTCGCCGCAAAGTAGTTTATTCCCTCATTTTTTCGTATTAGGACTAAATATTAGTATGAACCTCATGGTGAGAGTTCAAAATAATATAAAGATACGCATAGTATCTTTGAAAACAAAAGGAAAATATCATGGCACAATTTACCAAAGCAAACGGAGACTTTCAACCGGTCTTTCATCAGGATGCGTCTTCTTACTCAAATGGCGGATTAAACGCTTACACTACTGGCGAAGCAGTTAACGTACAAGGACCAAAACTTCAGTTCGGTATCGTAACATTTACTGGCGAAGCAACAGCGGCTCTTCCAGGCGCAGACTTAGCTAAAGCAGTTCAAGTAATTCAAGGCAGATCAACAATTGCGATCTACGAAATGGATTCTTCAGGCGGAGCAAACGCAAACAAATTAAACCTAGCGTTATTCCCAACAGAAGGATGGGATTTCACTAACGGTGGTGATTTAGATGTTGCTTTAACAGCGGCTCTTGGATATGCAGTTACAACTTCTGCTACAGGCGTTACATTTAACTCTATGTAATTTTTAATTACATTATTAAAAAGCCTCTTTTATTAGAGGCTTTTTTTTGGCTACTAAATACTAGTATGCAAATTATAACTTGTTACACTTTATTCGATATTACACATACAAATGTGTTGAATCGTTCTAAGCCTGTAGGTGATAACATAGAGTTATGGACAGTGCAAAGAAATTCACAAGCCAACTTAGACACATTATTACAATGTATTAGTTTAAGAAGCACCCCAGAAATAAAACATTACCCACATAAACTCTATCATCAAGCAGAAGAAACTGCATTCGGTTTCTTAATAGATCAAGACCCTAGCGACAAGTTTTGGTATTGGAAATTTGACTTCACAATACAGATGAATGGGGCATTTAATGATACTATAGATGAATTAGGGTATCTTATAAAAGATTGCCATGAAGTGCCAATGCTATCATGCGGTACAGAATGCATATCATTGCCGGACTTCTTAGACACGACACCAGAATTAAATAACATATACTTTGTGGAGAATGTATGAAAAAGAAACCAAATGTGACTGAAGCCCGAAATAAAATTAAACAACTGTTTCAAGCAGAAATGATCGCAGAATTGCAAAATCTTTATATAACTAATGATAACAACGGCATTAAAGCCTTTGGTCGATTTAAAATACGAAATCAAAAAAGCACAGGGTTGTTTACTGTGGCTGAATCTAAATGGGAATATGCACCAGACTTTATCACTGCAAGAAATGCTATGGCATACTGTGTATTCAAACACAACCAGCAAAATGATAATGCCTCTAAAATATACAACTTAGATGGTAAGCTGGGTTCTATTAATTTAGATATCGCTGTTCATACACGCGGTTATAAAGACATAGGCAATGAGTTAGAGTATAGACTCATTCAATTAACTAAGCTCCAAGACGATTTGCAACGCAAGAAACAAATTGTACTAAGGTTAGAAGGACTCATAAATACATCTAAAGAACAACAGCGTAGAATCTTTGAGAACCACAAAAAGAATCGACACAAAAGGAACAGAAATTCTACGGCTGATGATAAATACATTATATCTACGACAGATTACTAGGAACTTAATATGAAACTTAATGATTTAAACGCCAAAGAACATGCAGTCACTGCTTTAAAAGAGAATTTTGAAGTTAATTTGAATGTAAAAGGGCTAAACAAAATACAAACTCAAACTATGCTTAACAAAGTAAGAGGTTTGATTTCTGAAGCAAAAGAAGCTAAAACTTTTGGTGCTGAATATCCTTCATACATGAAATTAGTATTCATGGAGCAGGCTCTTAAAGAACATTACAAAATTGTTCCTGCAATGAAAAGAACTAGAGTTATCACTGAGAACGAAGAAGTTAATCGTTCACAAGTTATTCTAGCCGCTCAGGACATGGTAGACTCAGTACAAAAAATGTTAGAAGAAATCTCTGACATGATGGTAAAAGAAATGCCAGCACTAATAGACAGTGTACAAACAGAAATCGGCGTTAACGAAGCACAAGCATTTGATCAAACAGCAGGACAAGCACTTGCAGAACTAAATCAGTGTCTAGTATCAGTTAAAGGTCAACTCGATCAAGCATTATCAGGCATTACAGGCGGAGACGTTGTAGATGCATTTGATGGTGATGTAGATATGGGCATGGGTGACGGCGAAGTTGCAGTAGACGGTATGGACGTTTCAGATCCAGCACTTGATATCGAAGGCGACATGGGAACTGATGTTAATGCTCCAGATTCAATTGTTGGAGATATCGATGATGTTAACGTAGACGTTTCAACAGGACCGGTCGGCAGAGCAAAAAGGTAAAGCACATGAGGCTTTACGAGTTTGTCGAATATGGTGAAGATAATGCAATGGCAGCCGCTATTGTAGCAGTCTCCAATCAATTACAACAACACGTGGAAGATGGGTCGATTGATCCATCTAACTTTACAGTCGATGAATTACTAGACTTATTCCAAAATAATGACATCATACTTGACGTACAAGATTTGTACTCAATGATGGAGAAGCCTCTTCTTAAAAGCGTAATATCAAATATACAAGGTGACAAGGTAATCTTTAAAGGTCATGAACCAGTTACTATCAACCCAGGTGATGATAAATCTGACGATGAGAAAACAGTTGCTAAAATGGCTAACTCTGCCATGAAAAAAGATCGTTCTGCATTCAAAATATAAACCCAATTCACTAGACTTTCAATAACAAATACTTTATAATGTATTAATAAGGCATTAAATACAAGTATGGACGTTACAGAAATAGCAAAAGACAAAATCAAATCTCACCTAGTCAAGCGTGGCAAAGGTGTAGGTATACGTATAGGTATCGAAACTACAGGTTGTAGTGGATTTGCATATACGTTAGAGTTTGCAGATAACATCAATGATGAAGACATTCTGAATCAATATGATGATTTTGCAATCTTAATAGACCCAAAGGCTAATGACATACTTGAAGGAATCACAGTAGACTATCAAAAGAAAGGACTTAACGAAGGCTTTGAATTCATTAATCCACTAGAGAAAGCACGTTGTGGTTGCGGAGAGAGTTTTACCATTTGAATCTAAAAATATCACACTTAGTTGTTAATGGTTGTAGTTTTACATACGGACACGGTATGGAAGATCCATTGAAAGAGGCATGGCCATCTATTCTTGCTAAACGATTAGGTGTTCCTTTAGTCAATCTTGCTATACCCGGACAGGGAAACACAGCAATATATCGTAGAACAATGCAGTACTTCTACAAAGATTTATTTAACGACAACAATCCTTTTTATATTCATGCATACACTCAATCATCACGCAGAGAAGCATATTGCGGCGACGCGGATAAGCTACTTGATTGTATTCAACAGTTCTTCATAGTAGACGGCTCTCATAATACCGTATTAGAAAAAGAAATTATTTTAAATTCTGATGATCATTATTACAATTTATTAGAACAAAATAAACTACACCTTTGGGCTTCTATTAATTCACTATTAGATGCAA